CTTCTGCATGAACATGCCGGCAGCCAGGAACGACTCGGCGAACGACTTGCGATCCACCTGACCTTTGTTGGCCGACACCATCCCGATGACGAACTTGTCGTCGCCGGGGATTCCCATCCATTGACGGGCCGGCACTTGGCCGTCGCTGCCCTGCATCAACTCCGTCGGCTTAAACACCTTTGTGTCAATAGCGTGCGGAACGTACAAGGCCTCGAGGTCGTGACGCTCAATAGCTTCAAGCCCGAACTGCGACATGGCAATCGGGGTGACATTTGGGCGCGCCAGCCATTGGACGACCGGCGCCGGCGCGGGGAAGTGGTCAATAGGCACCCAGGAGGCGACGCGCTCAAGGACATCCCAGCCGCCGCCCTTGAACACCCAGCAGTCGAACAGGGTGATGACGACGGCCTGCTGCCCGGTCGGGCGGCCCCAGTCCATCGCATACGCGGGGATAACGTCGTTGGAGTAGACGTCGAGGCCGCGGGGGTAGACTGGTAGGCCTTCCCATTCCATTGTGGAACCCTCAAGCCCGTAGTTGGCTGCAATGGCTACTTCGTAGCCCGCTTGCTTGAGGCGGCGCGTGGCTTGCTGCGTTTGCTCGCCGTATCCGGTAGGGGACCAGGGTGCGTTTGATGCGAAGACGATTCTTCGTAGATTAGTCCGAGGCGAAGCAGAATCTCCCGCTCGGGCGGCGGCACGTCGAGCGGGGTTCCCAGAACGTGCCGCATTACGGGTTCGCTTTTCTTTCGTGGCATGGGCCACCTGTTTCTCCTTGTGTGCGCAGGGGGTGTGGATGGCCCCGCCCCCCTGCGCAAAGGCGGGGCCATCCACGTCTAGGTGCCTAGTGACTAGGCGGTGCCACCGGTGAATCGCTTGATGTGGCTGGTCTGAGGAAGCGCACCATCCACGCGAATGGCAAACCTCAGAGTTACGAGCCCCGCGCTAAACGCGAAGTCGTCCGACCGTGCCACGTCGATGCCGCCCACAGTGCGGACGTAGTAGCTAGGCAGATGCCCGGCAAGGATTGACCGACTTCCTGAGCCGACCGAAGCCATCGCTGGATTCTCGACGATCGGGTACCCAAGCACGGTGTCATTTGCCGCAGCGACGAGGGCAGGCGCGAAGACGTAGTCGCCAGACGACGTCTTGAGCTTGCGCATCGCGCCGATGCTGGAACCGTTCGCCATGACGCCGAAGCCGGGCAGGCGGCGAGCCGCACCGTCCAGCGAGTAGACCAGGTCGATGAGGTTGTCAGCGGTGAAGTGGCCCGTGCCAGCGGTGCTGGTCGCGGTGCCACCGGTGATGCCAGCAGCGGCTGAGGTTGCGATGCCAGTCGGCTCGACGGTGCCGGTGCCCACGGTGAGGGCGTTGTTGACGGCGTAGCCGATGGCGTTGCCGGCCTGCTGACCCAGGAACCCGATGACGTCGATGTTGCTGTCAGCAAGGAACTCCTGCGAAACCTGCACGAGGAAGGCGTACTTGTAGGCCTTGAGCGTGGTCTTGCCGAATGCCGGGTCCGACTCGTCAATTGCGTCAGCCTCCGCCTCAATGGCAGCGGTGGACCAGGAAGCAAGCGACGGAAGAACCAGATCCTCACCCGAAGCGGTGTTGAGGACGGTGACGACGCTGGGGTCGAGCATGGGGCCGACGAGGCGGGCCTGGTCGATGACAACGTCGGAGAACGACGTAGGCACCGGGGCGTTGCTTGTCGAAGCCTTGGTGATGTCGCGCTTCTCAAACTGGAAGGAGTGGGCGCGGCGCTCTCCCATGAGCAGCGAGCGAAGAATGTCGGCGTCGGTCTCGGCGGCCGCGGTGCGGGCCTCAACCGGACGGACAACATCCTCGAGCCCACGCATGGACTCGGCGATCTCGCGCTCACGCTTCTCGGCCTCGAGCAGCGTGTCGATGGTGGCGCGCTTCTCGTCGAGCTCCGCGAACGTGCGGTCGACGAACTCGCGCTCCTCGGCGGACAGGTCGCGGCTCTCGGCGGCGGCCTCGTCCATCTTGGCCTTGGCTGCGTGGTAGGCCGCCTGGCGGTCCTCCACGAGCTTCTTCAGGTACTCGGACAACGTAGTTCACCCCTTTCTGGGGTCTCAGAGGAATGCGCAGGTGGTTCATTTGCGATCCCGCCGAGGCTCCTCAGAGCGGGTAGACCCGGCCGCGGCTCCGCGGCGCGGGAAGTCTTAGGCCTTGAAGGCCAGGTCGAGCTTGGACTTGAGCAGGTTGATCTCACTCAGGTCATGGGGCGCCGGCTCAACCGTCGGCTCAGGCTCGGGCGACAACTTGGCGACGACAGCGGTGAGCAGGCCGGCCTGGTCAATGGTCAGGGTGGCGCCGCGTTCCAGCGCCTCGAGCGCGCCATTGAGCGCGTCGGCATCTTCGCCGGTCTTCTCGGCCAGCATGTCTAGCGAACGCACCGCCGCCGATGTTGCGCGGTAGGCCGGGAACGTCACGATGGACGTTTCGTGCAGGCGAACCTGCTGAAGGGTTCGCTGGCTGCCGTCCTCGCTCCAGGTGTCGCCACCGCGAGGCACAGAGAAACCGAAGCTCATGGAGTCGATCACGCGGGGATTGCCGCCGCCGCCGAGCAGCACCGCGAGGTCGCGGCCGTCGCTAGTGTCCGGCAGCGTCGCCTTCACCAGCAGACCGCGGCCGTCCTCCTCCAGCGTCATCGTCTTTGACCGGGTCGACGCCAAGGGGCGGGCCGGGTCGTGGTTGACGAGCAAGAAGACGTTGTTGCGGGACTTCAGCGACCGCGAGAATGCGCCAGGAGCGATGGTCTCGGTGAACGGCAGCGGCTCGCTAGGGGAGTTGAACACGGCCGCGTATCCCTCAAAGCTCATACCTTCGGGGGCTTCGCGGACCTCAAGGTCGTCGACCGTGAACGTGCGGGTTTCCATCTTGGACACTTGCCCTCCTAGACCTGGGCGTTTTCGGCCGGCTGCAACTGGTTAGACGCCAGGCCCGTATGAGTGATTGAGGGCAGACCAAGCGCGGACAACACGCCAGCCGGGTCATACCCAGACTGGACAAGCTTCGCCGCCATCTCCACCCGCTCGCGCTCCTCCACGATGCTCGCCGAGCTGACCGCAATGTTGGCAAGCGGAACTCGAGGCACGTCGCCGCCATCGACAGGGCGAAGATCCATCAGGCCCCGCACGTCGTTCACGCTCATGTAGCCCGCCTGGAGAGCGGTGGAGAACACCTGAGCCTGCGTTGCCGAGTCGCCACGCAACAGCCCGTCCATGTTGACGCGCAGGAAAGCATCGCCAGGCAGGAGCCGATTGTGAGCTTCCTCAATGCAGGCGACGAGCGGAGCAAGTGAGAAGCGTGCGTAGGAGATGATGTTGGATTCCACGCTCGCGTAGGACATCGCGCCCGGAGTGTTCAGACCGATCATCGACGGCGGCACCCGGAACACCCGAGCAACCTCCTCGACAGCGAACTGCCGGCTCTGCAACATCTGAGCCTGCTCACCATCCGAGCCCGTCTTCACGAACTTCGCGCCACCCGACAACACCCCAGGGCGGTGAGCCTTCTTCAAGCCCTTATGCCCAGCCTCAAAAGCGTCAACCAGATCCTTGGCCTGCTCCTGCGTCAGATTCCCAGGGAACTCGATCATGCCCGACGTGTTCGCACCATTGGAGAAGTACCGCGACGCGAACTCGTCCAGGGCTTTCGCCAAACCGAGCGTCTGCTTCAGCTCGTCCACCCGGCTGACACCCTTGAGCGAACCCGGCCGGCGCATTTCCGTGATGTACAGAACGTCCTCACCGGGCAGCACGGCCTGGCCGCCGTCGATCACGAACTCGCGGCCCCGCGTCTGCTTGTTACGCCGGATCTCCACCCGCGTCGGATCAAGCGGCTGAAGGGCAACAACATCACCAGCGCCATTGCGAAGAACCTGGATGACCGCGCCATGCGACAGCAGCATCGACACCACGATCTGCTTGTAATACTCAATCCGGCTCGAGCCGGGGCCTTCGGGCTCGTAAACCCACGCCGGCCGCGGACGGTAGGGGAGCCGGTTGCCGTCGCGGCGAATGAACGTGTCCACCGGCAGCGTCGAGATTGTGTCCGATAG